GAAGGTCTAATACCTCCTCCATGCGCTTGTTTCGCAGCTGCTGGAGGAACTTCAGGCGCTCTACCTCGGACTGACCCCAGTAGTAATCAAACTGTGGGTTGGGGCAGATCTGGACAAAAGGCAGTTCGCCGCGCAAGAAAACGGTTGCGCCGGGCCGGTCATAGATGAAAATGTCCGGCTCTGCCATCGTGACGACCTGATAGTCCTTGGTGTCATCGTTCCAGACCCACAGTTCGTACATCTTGACGGTATCTTCCGCAACCCGCGCCTTGTAGCGGGGGGAAGAGTACAGATCCAAGTTCACCGTGCCATAGATGACGGGACTGGACTGGGACATGACCAGGCGATCAAGGCCGTCTGGTACGTCATCCGTCCGGGTATTCACATCCGTCGATATCTTTTTAACAATCTGCTCGCGCTTTGGATGCGACCACAGTCGATTGTAAAGCTCTGATTTTGTTATGTAATACGTCTGGACAATGGCTTCTTGTCGATCCGTATAGGGCAAGTCCTCACGCAGGACGCCCATAGAACCTGGCTCGACCATGAACGGGTGGATGCCGTTGTTGACCACCAGTTTAATAAAGGTGCTGTTGTAGGCCAAAGCCCAGGTGAGTGCCGAGCTAAACACCTGATCGGCGTTGGAGTTGATCCATTCGTCGTTTAGGGCTTGGGTCAGGCGCGGCACCTTAACCTGTTCCATATCCGAGACCGAGGCGCCCATGTTGATGCTAAAGCGGGTGGTCTCTGCCGAATACAAAAACGAAGTCAGCTGATCAATGTGCGGGAAGATTTTGTTAAACAGGGCGGGTGATTCTTCCGGCCCTGCGCCAAACAAAAAGTACGCCCGCTGCGAGGAATAATCGGTTTTACGTTCAGAGACCGAGACCATGCACTTGTCGATCAAGTCTCGGTAGAACATCTCGCGGTGGTCATTGTCGCTGGGGATTTTCATTTGGGTATCGTCAGGCCTTCATGGTCTTGGATATAACTCGCAGCCTTTGGGCCTGTCAAATTGTTGTAGGCTTGCTTGGGGATGATACCTACGGGTTCATCGCGTATCGGGGTATTGTAACGCCCACCCAGAATAGATTTCATGTCCATACCGCCGGCACGGTTATGACCCCACATCGCGGCATCACCCGGACGCGGTTCACGCGGGATGCTGTGCGACTCCACCTCGGTTTTGGTCTTGTTGTTACGGGTGAGATACCCGGCCTGACTTTCGCCGGCGCGGACGGTCTTCATGTCCGTCATGTTGAAGTCGATAGCCAGCTGCTGCTTGGTCTTGTCGATGTTGCGGGTAGAGTCTGACCCGATAGACGGGGCTTGCAGGAAGACCAGCAACACCTCTTCCTTACAGCGTTTCTTCAAGCACCGTGGTTCGGTGTTCTCAAAGTAGCCATGCGTTGAACACTTATAATCATGCAGTACGGCCATTAGGGGAGCCTCTTCAATTGTTGTCCAAAGGTAGGCTGCGTATAGTCAGCCCGATTTACAATGCCTGTTTTGAGGACTATACGTCCATTTTCAACCATAAGTCGATTGTCGCGCCGAAGCAATAGCTTGGGTTCCTTGCGGTATTCCACAAACCGGGTGGTATCTCGGTTCTGCATTACCCGCACATTCCCGTCCTTCCACTCCTGGTAGGCCTTAGATACCCGTCGCTGCACCGTCTCGCTGAGTATTTCCTTACGCCGGATAAAGACATCGCGCAGGCACTCCATGCTAATGCCACACAGGCTTGCAAACAGCGCAATGCTAATGCCCCGGTTCTTGTCATCACAGAAGCGCTGGATGGTATCCAGTAGCTGTTTCTTGGGCATGACTGGCTTCATTGTGAGATACCCACTGCTTTGAGATAGGTTGCCACCGACCGGGTTGCAGAGACCTGCTCTGGCGTTCTGGCATCGCCGGCACGACTGATAGCACGGGTATGGCGCTGGGCAATCAGGCGAGGCCGCAGCTGCTCTTCATAGGCCGCTACCGCCAAGGCCGAGGCAATCACCCGGTCATCCTTGTTACGTCCAGAGGCCATGATCGAACCACCGTCTCTGACAATCGTCTTCATTTCGTCCAGCAGATCCATCGAGTAGACAGCCATCATGCCGCGCTCAAAGTTGTCCTTCATGTAAGACAGCATCCGCTCTTTAGACGTAGACGTAGTTAGCCAACCCACCGAGTTGGACGGCCCCGACAGGTTGTCGTTACGGCGCCACAGGTAACTGCTCATCGACCCCAAGACATCCATCAGCGAGCGCCCCATCGTCCCACCAATTGCAGACGCCTGACGCTTCAAGTTCTTCATCTCGTTCAACACAGCCTGACCTGGGCCATTGACCTCTAGGTTCAAAGTACTGTTCTTGTACGCACCAGCTAAATGGGAAATCACCCACGCAAACTGATAGGTATTCAACTCAGACGTTGCAAACTCAGCAACCTGCTCTAACCCGTCTGCATAACAACGATAGACCTGTATGCAGAAACGATCAGCCCAGTCAGACGATCCATACGCCGGGTCTGCACCAATCACATAGTAAGCCGAATCCACCGGCTCCTCCCATACCCGCAACGTACTCATCCGCTCAGTAGTCTTCATCACTTCCGTATCTTGGAAGTTCGCACCCATCACATAACGATAATTATCAAAGGTAAGCTTCTTGGCAATCTTGGCAGCATCCGTACATCTGGAGTTACTAAAGAAACTCGTACCCGACATGATGAACGCATAGTCCTCCGTAGGCGGGAACTCCTGCATCATCAGGGATTCATCCTTAATCCCCTCATGTAACTTCCAACGCCACCAACCCATCTGCCTGGAATTGATCTCTACCCCATACAACTTCTTGATGTCCTTTACCCACTCCTTCTCTTCAGGACTTAACTTCCCATCCCAATACACCTTGTACACAGCAGACGCCGGATCTACGCTGTACAACTGATTGCGCCACCAACCACAGAAAATAGCCCTCTGCGTCTTCGCCCTCTTGGCCGTCATGTACATATCGTGGAACTGATTAAACCCACGCGCCGTACTCTCAAAGATATACAGACGATTCTCATTGGTCTCCGCTAAGGACGCTAACAGAGACGCCAGACCCTCCTCATCACCCCAGCTGGATGTCTCAGTACCATGCAGATAAGTAATCGCCTTACCGCGCCCCAGAGAGCCTTTGGCACGTAGTCCAGCTACCTGATAGAACAATCGACTGCGGTTCTTCAAAGACAACTGATTGCGGTTGTGCGCGAGTAACGGAATCCGATACTCCTTGGGCAATCCCTCCATATACATCGACAACGTGGAGCGGAACATATCCTTGTTCTCCTCCGTATCCGTCGTTAGCGTGCCTTGCAGCCCCGGATGAATGAAGTGCCAGTACAGATCCAAAGCCAGACTGATGGTGGTAATGCCTAACTGTCTGCCCTTGAGGATGACAAACATATGCACATCCTCCTCCAGACCCTTCGTAATCTCATCCATCACATAGGTCTGACTGCCTAAGAGCGTGTCCATACGCCTCAGACCCTGCTCCTTGGTCTCAATCCGCAACTGAGAACAAAAGCGATAGAACTGCTTGAGATTGAATTTCATTTGATGCTCAAATACGACCGCACTTCATTCAGCGTCCGCATCTGCTCGGGCGAGTAATAACGCTTCGAGAAATCCTCAGGCCACTGGTTAAACGTGTAACCACGAAAAACCTCAGGCAAACCCGTCAGCCGATACCACTCCTCATACGGCCTCGTCTCCCCAGCATTCGCCTTGTGCCACTCATACCGCCGCTGCATCTCCTTCGGATCCAACTGCGACTGAAACCGCGCATACATCTCCTTCAGCCTCGGATCGTTCTGCACGGCATAGTGACTGACGTAATCACCCAAAATGTCCAACGACTTCACCGTGGGCTTGTAAACCTCCAAACCCACCCTGCCCGCAGGTATCTGCGCCGGCCTCTCAGTCTCCTCAGGACTGTAAAACTCTAACTGCCTATCCCCGGCTTGCGGGTTGTACGCAAAGGCAATGTCCTTACCAGCCAGATAGGGATACTCCTTCTGCGCCTTCTCAAACATCACCCGGCCTAAAACGTCGTTATTCATGGCAGACATGGCAAACCTCACTCAGGTCAGGAACCACACCATACCAAAAAGGAGAATTTCTTTTGGGGGGATGAGGTTGGGGGGCACACACACAAGGGGGACAAGACCCATGCACAGGGCAGAGGGAGTGGTGTGGATAAGTTATGCACAGAGATCGGTTGTCTGTGGATAAGTTATGCACAGCCTATATAGGTTAGGTATAACTATTAGTTATATAGGTAT